GAACACCTATTGCTAAAGCTGCTGCCGCTGCTAAGAAAGGCGCTGCGTCTTTTAATGGAGAAGTTTTTTCTGGGCCTACTGCATCTCTAGCGAAAGTACCATACTGACCAACCTCACCTGTTTGAGTGTAGTAAGTATTGCCACTACGTTGAGTAGAATGCACTATATTTTTTAACTGTCCACCATCTTCTTGTTCTTGATAGTAAGCGGGAGTAGTGCCTAAGTTTAAGTATAGAGTTTTACCATCAACTACTGTTGAAGTAGGGATGTTTTCTTGTTCAATATACTGCTGTACTTGGTCATTATGCTCTTGCATTGCAGTAGCATAAGTTTCAAAATTAGAATAGATAGCGCCGGGAGTTTGCTTAGCTTGCTCCATACGCTTGTTATACCTGTCTCCTTCTCCCGGAACTACAGGCACATACTTAGGCTGTAACGCAGCAAAAGTCTTAATCTGCTGTAGCTGTTCATTAGATAGCGGAGTGTTGTTGTTTCCGTCAGTAACTTGATTAGCCGCTTGCCAAGAAGCTAGATATTGCTCATTGACAGGAATTGACATATCTTGATAATTAGGAACTTCCCCCATAAACTCAAGCACTTGTTCACCTAAGTCATCGGGGAGAGCAAAACCACCTTCAAATAAATCTAAGTCTGGAGCAAAACTTTCAGCCATTATTTGCTACCCCACTTGGATACAGCTTTCATACCAAAACTAGCCGCTATTGCAGCGCCTAAGAATCCTTTGTAGTAATCTGGCATTGTCTCCAAGACTATAAATCCCTGTTCAACATAAGGAACCATTGAAGGTATAAACGCACCTATCAATGGCAAACTAAGGATAACGGAAAACCACTCATCCTTCCAAGAAGTCTGAGAAGCACTGGCTTGTTGAGTTTCCCAATCAGCGTCAGCATCTATGCGTCGCATTTTGGAGTCATGGACAGCTTGCTTTTCAGCAGCTTTGTTTTTAAGGAAAGTACCTGCAATACTTGTGATAGCACTAAGCCACATATACTCACCTTAAAAATAAAGCGAGGGGCCACCGAAGCAGCCCCATGCTTAACGGTTGTTACTTAGGAACAACCAGAGTCAGACCAGCTTCAGGACGAAGTACAGCGGTGCCGTATAGCGTATCTGAAGTAAACAGGTTAGCAAGAAACTCTTGCTTGTACTGTGTCTGTGAGCGAACACCTTGCTGCTCAGCCATGACCAATGCGTCACGTTGGAACAACAGAGCACCCAGCATGTCAACAGAAGCAGCGGAGTTATCGCCAGCAGCTTCTACGACAGGACAGTTGGTGCTAACAAAGATGTCAATACCATACAACTGACCAATTTGACCGTTAGTAACCTGACCGTTGTTTACGAAGTCAGAGCTAACATAGCGGTCGATGCCCATGATAGTGTTGCGTACTGAAGGAGGTACAACAAAGTTGCGGCCGTCCATAGGTACGTCTTCATCGTCCAGCTTCTGAATGATGGCACGGAAAGCAGAGTCAACAAAGACATCTGAAGCCGTTACAGTATCATCATCGTAAACAGTCAAAGCGTTAGAGCTTGAGTTATCTACGAAGAAAGTACCGCCATTGTTCAGGTAGGTGGAAGATGTAGTACCCGCGCTACCCAAGCCCGTAGCCAGAGAGTGCAGGTCGGTGTCAACTTGCTTAGCCAGCGCATAGCCAGCATCTTCAGTATAGAACTGACGCAAAGAAGACAGTGCTTGTACATCCGTAATATCCTCAATCAAACGTGAGTATTCAAAGTGCTTGTCAATAGAGACTTGTACTTCGCCTTCAGTGTTCGCTTGAATAGTTACGGCAGTCTTAGCTGCTTTAGCGTGTGCATCACCACGGACAGGCTTAGGCACATGGATAGTGTCGCCTTTCTTGCCAGCCATAGACATCTTCTTGACAAGATTTGCCAAGACGAGGTTCTTTTGGTATGCAGCAATAATCTCATCACTCCAGATTTCTGGAATGAAAGTTGCCGCAGCGGTGTTGTCGGTAAACCCGCCAGTTGCGGGATATGTAGAATCAGTCATTTAATATCTCCTCAGATATACTATTTGACCCGTTTCTCAGCATACGCTCTCATTATTTCATCTTGTAGAGCGGCATACCTATGAGGGTCATCTTTCATAAGTCTAATAATGTCTGCGCGTCTATAGATCTTCTTGGGGCTTGATTCAGAGCTACCACTAGCACTACCTGTACTAGCTGACTTTACTGCTTGCTTACGGCTTTGTTTTTCAACACTAGCTGCTTGACCAATCATCTGTTGACGTTCTTTCCAAAGGCTGAAAAGTTCATCAGCAGCTTCGTAATCATACTGCTTGTCTGCCGCTACAAAGAGCTTAGTTCTAATTTTAGATGCTTCAATCCACTCTGCAAATTTAGTATCCTGTAAGATACTTTCCATGTCAGGGTGATTAGCCTTCAGTGCTGACAATGCTGTTTGCATCTTGTACTGTTGACTAACTGATTCAGCTTCCTTAATCTTAGGGTGATTCTGAATAGCCTGTGCTACTGCCTTTTCAGGGTCAGTAAAGAAGTCTATTTCTTCGACTTGTTCTTGTTGTTCGGGTGCCGGTGGAGAGTTATGTGTGGATATATATGTATCAACAACCTTACGTAGTTCACCTACTTCAGAACTTTGACGCCCTAGTAGCTTTTCAGCTTCTTGGTGCATCTGTACAAGTTCCTTAGCAGACTTGCCTTGGTATTTCTCAGGAATCTCAGGTTCACTAGTGGTTGCCTGTTCTTCCTCTTGAGGTTGCTCTTGTTCAGCAAAAACGTCCTCTTGTGACGGCTGCTGCTCCTCACGCTCAATTATTTTAGCCATTATTAAACTCCGTACTTATAGTATTGTGGAGGGATTAAAAAAAGGGTTCTAGCTAGGAACTTTGCTTTTTCTCGTATTGGATGTGACTCGCTCTAGCCTTAGCCCAACGCCTAGTGGCGTCAGGAAAGTCTCCGCTGATAGGGTCTAGTTTAGACCTTACAGGCGAGATAATCCGTTTAGCACTGTAACCACACTCGCACCTTACAGTGTGTTGGTCTACAGGTACTAATGCTTCAAATACATGCCCGTCAAGACACTTAAAGTCGTACAGTCTTAACATTACGTTTCCAAGTCAATGTCTTCCTGTACAGGCTCTTTAGCTTCCTGTTCCGCGTTTTGTATTTGAGCTTCTAGGTTAAAAACAGTAGCGAGTATTGCAAGTTGTCCTTTACGGAAATGCAAGTTATCGTTATCTGTTGTGAACTCTACTGAATTAATCTGTGCTACATTCTGGCCTAAATCGTCTATAAGTTGTTTCCAACCTTCTGAACGAAACATCTCAAAATAATTAGCAAAGTAAACTTCAAGTTCTTTAGTCATCTTATGTATTCCCTTAATTAGTTAAGATACAAGATGTATAGTATAGCATACTTTTGACAAAATGTCAAGTATTATTTTACATTTTTCTACCAGCAGGCTTGCGAGCAGGTTTGCGCTGCATTGCTTTTTTCTTCTTAGGTGGTCGTCCTACTTTACTTCCGTAAGTTCCTTTACCGTATGGCATATTAGTTTTCCTCTTTTTTAGGTGGGCCTCTAAGTAATAGCTTAGTACCTACGTCGGATACAGGCACTAATCTAGGTTCGCAGTAAGCGTCAAAGTGTCTAGTCTTTGGCATGACAATGGCATGTTTACTGACATTTTGATGTACTAAAGCTGTCTTATATTCCAAACAGCTTGTAAGTTCTCTAAAAGCAAGTTCTAATCGTGGCTCACCTTGTTCTAGTATCAGTAGTACAAAGATAAGCATAGTTTCCATTAGATTCTTCTTTTCTGTTTAATCGCCTGTGTCTTAACAGCCGTTGGTTTTCGTAAGTCCCAAGTTAAGATTATCAGCTTGGTGTCCCATGCTGTGCCAAGGATTCTTGGGCCTTGATTACGCACATACACCTCCGCCCCGTATCCACATTTGCCTTTGTTGAACAACAGCCATTTCTTTGCAACTCTGTGTCGCTCTGCTGGTGGTTGCACATAGCGTAACATGCGGTATTCGCGCATGTCGCAGAACAGAGTGGGGTTTCTTGGGTCATAGTCTATTTGGCTAAGAGAGCTTGTACGAGGGCTTGTATCTGCTCGTTGGTCTTCTCTTGAATCTTCTCCTGACGGGCCAGAGAGTTGACTATTGCTTCCACCTTCTGCTCCGTCACTGCTTGTGCCTGTCCGTTGGCTTGGGCCTTTTTTGCAGCTTCCTCCGCTATGGCAGCAATACGATCTCTGTCCTCACTAGCGTGGGCTGTATTGGCCTGTAGTACACCCCAAGCAACTGCTAGACTTACAGCAGCAGCAGCAATAGGTAAAGCCCATTGAGGGATTCTAATTGAGTTCTCAGACATTATTTTTCCTTGTTATACTGCCCGTAAGTTACCGGACTTTTTGTTTACTACTTTTGCGCTAGTTTCTAGGATAAAAGCAGAATGCTGTTTAATCATTTCCAGAATCTTTAACTGTATGTCAATGTCTTGTGCTTCAATTAAAGAACCCCCTAAGTACGAGATAGTCTCTGAGTTGAGACGCAAAGCGCTTGTTTCAGGGTCATCGAACACGGGTATAAACTCAGATTCTATCATATCCAGTCCTTATTTTTTTCTTAACTTAGCCCCTGAACATTTCCAACGCTTGCGCGATAGGTTGTTTGGAGTATTTGGGTCGTTTTGCTTTTTCTTGGGCAGTCTTTTTTTGATACCTAAACTTCTAGCGCAATAACTGTCGCCTTTGCTAGTTCCGGGCTTAACTCTAGGCCCACCACCTTTTGCTTTACCGGCTTGTCCGTAGGAGACTTTCTTACCACTAGAGGTTATCTTTACTTTTGCTTTTCCTTTCCTTGGTGTCGCCATTAAGTATCCTCTTGTTTAGTCTTGCGCGTCTGCGCTGGCCTTTTCGTTTCATTCTTGGATTCTAGTTCCTTAATCTTGTTTTCAAGTTCTTCAAACTTGGCATTAATTTGGTCAATAGCGTCTTGGAACTGTGCTGAAGTAATTACCATTTTATTGTCCTTGTCCCTCTACAGGGGGTCGCATAGGTTGATTAGGTTGCGTGGGTTGCGGGGGTTGCTGAGAAAGTTTTAAGTCAATCTCTTTCTCTTTCAACATGGTTTGTGCCATCTTCAGCCTACGTTCAAACTCCTTATCGTCTTGGTCGCCTGCCTGTAGATTGGTTGTGATAGCTTTAATCCTGTCAATCTCTAGCTCCTGTGGTGCCAACTGAGTCTCTACAGCCATCTTCTGTGCTCTAGCTTGTGATTCAGTAGCTTGACCGTTCAACGCTGCTGTCTGAGACTGCTGGAAGGCTAGTTGTGCCTGTTGTGCAGCCTGAGCCAACTGTTGTTGCTCTGGAGTAGGTTGTGATTGCTGTGCTGCCTGTTGTAAACGAGCAGTTAGTTCTTCACGGTTTGACAGGTTCATGTTGTCAATTATGGACTCTATAAGTGTGTTGTACAGAGGTGAGTCCTGTGACATTGTTTGCAAGAGTTGTACAAGCTGTGTAACTTCGTACTCACGAGCAATGATACCTAGAGTAGACGCTGCATTGAACTTGTAGTCAGCAACGGGATAGTTGTCAGGATCAAACTGCATGTAACGACACGCTGCCTTCTTGACAAACGGAACCAAGAAACAATCTTGGAAGTTAACTAGTGTACGCTTGTGACGCTTAATGATAGCGCCAAGAGACATACTAATACCAGCAGCAGTCGCATCACCATTAATACTCCCCGGAATGCCAGCGGAGTCTATGGCCCCTGTTGACATCTGAACCATACGCTGTAGTGCGTTAGCTTGCTCAAATGTAATCTGGCTTACTTGTCCAAAGTTAAAAGGTTGTAATACTTGTCGTGGGTCGCCGTTGGTTAGAATAATCTTACCCGGACGAACTTGTGGCCTAGACCCTCTAGGAAGCCGTGTGGCGTCCATAGCGAGCATTGGGTGTACAGTAAGGGATAAGGCGTCAATACGTGCGCGAAGCTCTGTATCAAGCGCCTTTTGGCTGTTATAGCCCTTCTCACAAACACCACGACCCCAGAACCGACCCGGTACAACATCCCAAGGGAAAGCTACGATAGGCCGGTCTTGCATCATGTAAGGGTTTTCTTCAGCTTTCAGTAGTATACCGCCGTTAGCAATAACAATAATTGCTTCTACGTAGTAGCCCTGATTAGCTTCTTCTTCCTCACCTTCAGGAGTCAAAGACTGTACTTCAGCAATGTCCTCATCATCCTCAAGCAGTGCTTCCTGCTCAGTCTTCATCAGAAGATGACGAGGTACTTTACCATAGTATTTAGTAAGACGTACTTTGTCTTCATCGTAACTAGCTAACTCTTGGTCAGGCTCTAGTTCGTAGTCAGACGCAGCATTACCTACATATACGTCCCTATAGACGCCAGCTTCCTGTAGCTCCTCTACAAGATGCCTAGAGACAAACTCATCAACCGCACAGCCTAGCGCACTTTCTACATCAGTGGCTATGGGGTCAATGAGAAAGTTTTGAGGAAGGACGGGTCGCAGTTTGACCACTGTACGGTCAGTCACATTAACGCCTACTGCTGTCAACTCACCACCCATGATGGGCTGAGTAGCGGGTGCCATCTCTTTGACTTCCTCAAGCACTACCTCTGCAACTCCTGTGCCGAATACGGCTGAGTTGATAAGGCACTCTCCTACAGACTGTCTTAGCTTTGTTTTTTCAAAGTCAGCGTGGAGTTTGGTTCTCAGGTATACAATATCCTGACTATCTTGGTCATCCATGTCATCAGAGATTGTAAAGTAAGTCCCACGACCAAACGTGGCTTCCTCAATCTCAGCAACACTAGATTCTACAGCCTGCTGCAATGCAGGACTAATTATACGGCTTCGTTCACTCTCGCGGTCTGAGTCCTGTGATGCCCAGATACCACGCCAGAGTCTATAGTATTCTTCGTACTTGGCTGCGTAGTTAGCTTCGTAATGGTCACGCCAAGTGTTGCATTTATCTATTACCCAATCTTCAACACGCTGCTCAGTAGCAAGAGTGTCATTGTCAC